CGCATGCCTATGGATTACGTACTGAAGGTCGACTTTTTAAGAGAAATTCAAGATATGCATGACAACTTTCGCGAAATCAACAATAAGCTTGATAAGCTAATCGATAAGATGCTTGCAAGCAAATGAGTTACATCCTCGAGGTCCAGGAGGACGAAAACGGTGATCAATACATTGTCCTTCCTGATGAGGTGATCGAGGACCTTGGCTGGCAAGAAGGCGATGTTCTCAATTGGGATGTACGTGGCACTGGCATCGTTATTAACAAGGTCAATGACGCTGCTGGCTACGAAGTTATAGAAGAGTAGAATAAACGGATTGCTAGGTAGTTAGATGCGTATTTACGGTGGCATGGAACAAGGCGGTAACCTGGGCCAGGTTGCAGGCGGTAATCCTCTTATCGATCCTCGCTTTAAGATCCGAGGAGGCGAACCCTGGCATAAACCCTTGCTTCCCGGTAAAGAGACTAAAGAGTACGAGGAAAAACAATTTACTTTTCCGATTCAGCAATCGTTACCTGCTGCGGGAATTGGCAATGTCGGTGGTTTAATGGCACAGGGGTTACCTCCCAGCGTCAATACTGGCGCAGGCTTCGCCCCTTCCTTCCAAAATCCCGTAATTATTCCCGAAGGTTTTGAGCAACAGCTTAATCAAATGGAAGAAAACACTAAACAGCAACGGATCAATCGTTTTATTAACCCCGGCCTGTATCCTCAGCGCTCTGTTTATTGAGCTGCTAAGCTTTAACTGACACAAGAGTAGATAATGGCAGACGCTAAAGCCAGGCTCCAAGAAATTATCAACGCTTATCTCGATAAAGATAGCAACATCGTTGTTGATACTGGAATCGTTGCGTCCCACATCGCTCAGATGAAGCTCTTTGGCATTCGCCAGGGAGTTGAGTTCTTCCCCTCGCAAGACAACTTCGGTGCGCAGCGCAAGGACTTCCTTGATCGCGTGATGAAGTATAACAAGTTAGATACACGCTTGGATTCGATCTGGGAGTATTTCCTTTGTGATGGTAAAGGACTTTTTTACATCAGACCTACCAAGAGCAATTATCGTCTTTACTATTTCCGCGAACACGAATACCGTGCTTATTACAACGTCGACGGAGAACTGGACGAAGTTGTAATCATCTACAGCTACAAAGTTCGTCGAGGCAACGGCTTCGGTGAGCAAATCAACACAACCAACCTGACAGGTAATCAAAGCACTTATAGCACTGGGGCAAAGCGTTATATCCGGCTTTCGATTAAATCAAACGAGATTGAAGAAACTCACTCCGATTCAGAATTAAATTTTGAAATGCCTGCCTATAGCCTGACAGGCAACACCAAGCAGCTTACCAATAGTCTTGGCTTTATTCCTTGCGTAGAGATCCTTAATAATCCACAAGGGCTTTCCAACGATGGTGTTGGAGAATTTGATTCTATGGCAAATCACATCATCACGCACGATGAGTTGATGCGCACGATGCGCAAGAACATTACCTTCTTTGGCAACCCAACTCTTCTTTCTTCTCGTCCTAAGACGGACTTGATGGAGGCTGGTGGTGACGCAATGATCCAGCGTCCTTCTATTGCCGCTAACTCTGGCTTTACTAGCCCCAGCCCAATGAGCCGTTCTATGTTTAAGTCTGATCCTGTCAGTCGTGGGATGGATGGGCAAATTCGTGTTCCAAGAGTTATTGCAAACCTGGAACCAAACGACCGAGTTGGTTACATTGTCCCTGATGCAATTACCGGTGATCAAAACGCATTTGCGCGTCAATATCGTGAAGAAATTCGTACTGCGCTAGGTGGTGTTGACGAGCTTTCAATTTCTGCTGGCGTCACTGCAACTGAATACAAATCTTTGTTTGGACGTGTTGCGGCAACGTCAAAGAAAAAAGCAAACGCTATTTATACACATGGCATTAGTCGCTGTCTTGAGTTAATTATTTACCAAGAAGAACAGCTGTTTAAGACAACACTTGCAGCAGCCGCAGGCCTTGAGAAGCCGATTAATTTACCCCCTGGCGCAGGCCCAGAAGAGGAGGCTGCTTATCAGCAAGCTCTTCAGATGTACAACGATAAGTTGAAGCGAATCATGATGGCTTGTATTGAGACCCAAATGATTCCACCAGGGGTCATGGGTCTTATTCCTGATGGTGATGTCACTGTCTTATGGCGTTGGTTGGGTCCCGTTTACGAAGACTCAACCCAGGACATCCTCAACAACTCAATCGTTGTGCGAAATCTGCAGGAATTAGGTGTTGATAGCATTGAAGCATTGAAGTACCTCTTCCCGTCTAAGACGGATGAGGAAAGGGCCGAGATGTTATCTGGGTTCCCATTCAGAATGGTTAACGAACTACAGGGTGCATACTCTAAGTTTGCTAGCCTAGTGGGGGGCATGATGCAGACTCCCCACCCGCAAGCACCGGATCTTCCGATGGCTGCGGACCCAAGATTGGATTTAACGCCATATCTGTATCGAACTTTAGAAGCTCTACAAAAGGAGATGAGTTATGCAGGACGCTACCGTCCAATCGATCCCACAGACGAGCCCGACTCCGGCAGCGGTGGCTCCCAGCAGCTACGTGGTGGCAGCACCCAACAGCTACCAGGCAGCTCCGGCCCAGGCTCCAGTGGCAGCTCCGATTCAGTATCAAGTGGGTACCAGTTACCCCCAAGCGGTACCTCAGGCGGCCCCCAGCTACCAATCCGCCCCGTCTCAGTACGCCCCCCAATCCCAATCGGAGGCGACCAACAGCAACCCATGGGAATCGGCATTCAACAAGGTGGTGAACCTGTTGAGCGCACCAGTTCAATCCCCGTTCCAGGCTCAACCGTCTCAGACGACACAGTACAGTCCGGCCAACTTCGGGCAGCAAGCAAGCCAAGTTACGCAACAATCGGCTCCGCAGACCTGGCAAGCCAACCCGACATCCTCGCCCAGCTCTTCCCAAACCTTCTCGGTTCAATCCTTGGGGGACGTAGCGGATCTGCTCCAGTGGAGTCCGGAAACCCGCCACGTGGTAAGCGCGTACGGGGTCGAAGCTCCGGCAATTCTAAATAATTATGCCCTTCAACTGGAAGGCATGCTGGATAGCGCAGTTGCCTGGGGAACTCAAGCCAAAGATCTGATTCAAGGCTATGCCGAGTTTTCCGTCAACGAACGTGCAGAGAACCAGGCTTACAACGAGATTCTGACCAATCCCGATGTTCTCAGCGATTACACACTGAAGTTCTTTGGTCCCGAAGGCCCGTATCCTGTGTACGAGAACGAGACCGAACTTGAAACTCCTGGTTATCGCACTGAAGCCGTCAATCCCATGATGGCTCAGTTCCCCGCTCCTCCTTCGGCAGCTGCTCCTCAGCAACCTGAAAACTTCTGGGGTACCTTCAAGCAGCAAATGGATGTAGATCCCGCTAATGCCTGGCGCCTACTGAATCAGGCTCAGCCTCAAATGGTTTCCAACAAACTGTTTGTGATGGAGTGAGTCAATGAAAATCGCAGGTAAATACATGCGAGGTATTCGCAATAACCCTGTGAAGTCTGCGGTTGCCGGCGGCCTTGGTGCCGCTGGTGCTGCGACCCTTGGTAATCTACTTACTGGTGAGGCCCAAGAAGAAGGTACTGGACGCACTGTCTTAGAAGCCTTAGGTGCAGGCGCACTTGGCGCAGCAGCAGGTTCTTATTTGCCTGCGGTTAAGAAGGCTTACACTAGGGGCGCAGCAGGTCAGCGCATGGGACAAAACATCGCTGAAATGGCACGAGCAGGCCTTATCAACGAATCTAACGTGGAAGAGGCCGCTCGCCTTGGCAAGCTAGGGGTCGAGCTTTCACCTCGGATTGGCCAAGGTTTATCTACTGGTTTGCTGTTAGGCGCTGGCGGACTTGGCGGGCTTTCTGGTGGTGGTGTTGCTAATGCTGGTAACATGCTTGGAGTCCCTGGCATGCAACAAGCACAGGACATGCAAATGCTTGCACAGTCCATCGACCCAGAGTCTTACGGCTCTAGTAATTCCCCTGGCGCACGCTATAAAGCGCCAACAATGCAGTACATGTAATAAATAAATTACGGACTGCTAAAATTTGTGATAGATAAGACATATCTATGTCTGAATCTTTCACCCGATAAAACACTTCCTGCGAAATTGGAGGATAAAACAAAGTGTTCATTGATAACGACTTTCCAAAGATTCTGGGTGCGGAACTTTACCGTCCTCACCCTGCTTACATTGCCGAAATGGCAGTGGAGCCCGTGGTGGTCCATGACTTCACCCGTCAGCCTGGTCAAACCGTTCAGTTAGACCGCTACAAGTTCTGGGGAACCCCTGGTACCAAGGACAGCCGTGAGCGTATCGCTGACCAAACCATCGGTACCGCCAATAGCCGCAACATCACCAAAGAGAAGGTGCTTGTTGTGCTGAAAGAGTATACCGGCCCTGCGGACCCGGGTGATCCTACCCAGCCCAGCACATTTAAGATTGCTCGGGAAACCTTGATTACCGCCCAGCGTCTTCTGCTGGATACCGGTAACCTGAACATGTTCCACCAGTCGATCGGCAGCTTGACTCTGCTCGACGACTATCGCCGTTGGCGTGACCGCGTCTTCATTGACGAACTCGCCAAAGCAGAAGCTAATGGTGCTGCTGGTACTACCCAAGGTGGTTACTACTTCGCTGGCGGTAAGACCAAGAATGCTTCTGGTCAAATCTCCTACACCACCAGTGAGTACAGCAACGAAGTGCAGCAGTTCCAGGTGAAAACCGACCTGCTGACCATCGTCAAGGACTTGCGTAAGCGTAACGTTCCTACTTTTGCTGACGGTCTGTATCGTTGTATTTGCGATCCTACCTTCATGATGCACCTGCGTCGTGATGCTGACTTCCGTGAGATCGCCCGTTACGCTGGTAATCCTGGCCAAGGCATGTA